ATACCATGCGAAGTTTGTAACGATGTAAAAGAAGATTGTACTTGTGATAAGAGAGAAAATTCTAATGATTAAATTAGTGATGGCAATAATAATAACCACAATGCCTGGTTGGGAGTCTGTAAGATATACTGGTTATTTATATCCAAATATGGAAACTTGTTTGTCATCTACTGAATTACATGTTGGGCAATACAAACAAATTGCTAAAAATAGAGGTGATGACGAAGCACATTTTAGTTCAATTTGTTTTGAAGTTGACTCATACCCCATCAAAAAATTTAACAGCATGATACAAGGTACATAATGGCTGAGTGGGAAAAAGAAATTGCTGAACTTAAAACAGATGTAAAATACATAAGAGAAGATGTAAATACTATGCAAAAACAAATAAGAGATTTAAATTATTCTGCCAACACAGGAATGGGTTTTTTTAAAGGAATAATAATTATAGGATCAATACTAGCTGCTATATATACTTGGTTAAAAATAGTTGATTAGTTTTGGCATATATAGAAAATCTTAACAAAGTTAAGAAAGGTTTACAGTCAGAGTTTATTGCTGCTGCATGGCTTACTGAAAAAAATTATACAATTTATTGGAAAACACAGGACAATGATGTCATTGATCTTGTTGCCGTACATAGAGTTAGTGGAGAGGTATTAAAGATAGATGTAAAAACTGCATCTATTCGTAAGACCTGGAAACCTGGAACTATTATATCAAGAAACATATCCAAGTATCAAAAACAATTAGGAGTAAAAATATTATATGTCTTTAAAGATGGCAGCTGCCGATTTAAATGAAGTAAAAGAAAGAATAAGATCTCACGAGGGGTTTGAGTTAGAGCCTTATGTGGATACATTAGGGTATCTCACAGGGGGGGTCGGCCATAAGATTTTACCCTCAGAAGAAGTGCCTACAACAGAAGCTGGTTGGTTAAAATTATATGACCAGGATTTTGAAAAAGCAGTAGCAGCTGCGGATGAGATTACCCCAGAAGATATTCATCCAACAGCTTTCGGTATAGTAATTGAGATGATTTTCCAGCTTGGAAAAAAAGGCTGCATGAATTTTGTTAAAATGCATAAAGCCTTGGCTGAAAAAGACCATGTAGAAGCAAGCATACAAATGCTTGATTCCAGGTGGAGAAAACAAACAAAAGCTAGATGTGAAAGTTTAGCAGAATTAATGAGGAGTATAATATGAATACAATAAAAGAAATTTGGAACGGACTATCTAATAGAGGTAAAATATTAGCTAGTTCATTAATAATAATATTTGTTTTAATAATTATTAGTAATTTATAATGTGGCAGTTATTAGCAAAACCTCTTTTGTCTGTTGCTGGTGATGCAGTAAAAGGTTTCGTAGAGACTCGCAAGCTAAAGGGTGAAGTAAAGATTGCTCAAATTCACGCAGAAAAAAAGAAAAATGAAGACATAGCTGCTGGAAAAATTAAGTGGGAACAATCAGCTGTCGATCAAATGAAAGGAAGCTGGAAAGATGAGTTCGTGCTTTTAGCATTAATGATTCCCGCAATTTGTTCATTCATAGGACCACTACAACCACATATAGCAGAGGGTTTTCGTATTCTTTCAACACTACCGGATTATTACAAACATCTACTTTACTTAGCTTGCAGTGTTAGTCTTGGTTATAGAGCTGCGCCAGGAGTGATGGGTTTATTTGGCAAGAAGAAGTAAAAAGAAAACAATCACTTTACCTGGTATGTGGTTCTTTAGCAAAACAAGACAAGATCAAGAAAAATATAAAAGACAAAATAGATTTTCCTCCTGTATCAATCACACAGATGACCCCATATTCTCTAAGGATCACATGAGGACCTGGATGTGTGGAAAGTGTTTTTTTAGTACCAAAAGCTAAATAAACAAGCTCTCAGAAGCTCACTAGAGGCTTTGTAGAGTATCGCCTGTGTGATTGTACCCCCTTAATTATTGTAAAATTGGCCGATTTTATTACTAGCAGCTGTTAGTGATTTTACGTCTTGCCAGTTCCTACCTCTCTCATAAAGCAGCGTCATATGTTTTGAACTATGATCTAAATGTGATTTACTTGTATCTTCTAACTCTAAATACTTTCTAAACTTTGCACCTAAACTTCTAAAATCGTGTGTGCTTATATTTCCATTCCAGCCAGCAATCTTAAATAATTTTTTAATATTATCTAAAATTATATGATATGTTTTATAGTTACCATTACTAGCTGGTAACATAATATTTTTTGGATTGTACCATTCTCGTAATTCTTGTAACCATTCCTTATAAATCTTTGTGTATTGTTCAGATAAAAAAACAACATTTGCATAACCTTTGTTTGCAAAATCAGTCTCATATATTCTTGGTAAATATTCCATAACATTAGTTTTTATATCAACTACTTTATCAATAACAAAACCATTTAATTTAACGCTATAATCTTTTGTTTCTATTGGTATTATTTTTGATATTCTTTGATTAGCTTCTACTAAAGTTCTAATTGTAATATAATAAAAATTACCAGGATACTTTGTACCATCATAACTAGACCTTAATCTTGACACATCTAATACTTTATTAATTAATTTAATTGTATCATTTGGACTATCTGTTTTTAATATATCGGGTACTTTTTTCTTTCTTCTTTTCCATGCAGAAGTAAATACAGATCTACTTACTTGTTTTGTTATAAACATTGGTACACCCATATTTTCGGTAGCAGCAACATTAAGTATTGCTCCAAGCCTTAACCAGCTTGATTTGTTTTGTCTTAATGATAACTCAATCAATAATTTATTTTCTAATGATGTAAGAAATTTAATGTCTATATCCTGTATTGGATAATCTTTTAAAAATATTCCGTTGTGTTCTATATATTTAATTGCATCCCAACTAAATTTATAATCTCTTAAAGTATTTTCTTTTATTATTTTATTATCCCTTTTACCAACCTGTATATTATATTCAATTTGTGCCGCATCACCTAATACAGCATTTTGTGTAGTGTATAATTTAGAATTAATTTTATTTTTAAATTGTGTTCTTTTATCATCAGCTTCTATTTGTGTAGCAGCATAAACTCTATCTGTAATTTTTTGCTGCACTGTATCAAAAACATCAAAATAATATTTATTGTTGTTATTCTTTTTATTCAGCCTACCAGCTGGTGTTGGCCTTACATTCCTTACTGTAAATCTGGTCATATATTGTGTTATATATACTATTATCCTAAATTAAAATATTTTTGTTATGTTTTTTTTGTTATGTTTTTGTTATGTTTAATATCAAAACTGTATGAAACTTACTGAGACTTTTGGTTACTTAATGAAACTAGATGAAACTCTATGAAACCCAATAAACCTATGTTATACAGATTTGGGACCAGGGGGTCGAAGGTTCGAATCCTTTCTCCCCGACCACTTTTCCGCCATTTTTTGATATAATTTTTTTGCAAAAACAAACTTGTTATGTTTTTTGTTATGTTCTTAGGTCAGTGTACTGTTTTTTTTTTGTATTCTTAGGTAATCAATGCCATGAGCTGCACATAAAGGAAACTTATCAACAATAATACTTGCCTCTTTATCGCAAGGATCTGCTGTGCAAGTAATCATTTGTTTTGTTAAACTTGACATAACTTTTAATACTTCTTTCTCATCATCTTTTCTCAAATCAGATTTTTTTTGTAAGTCTGGTAAATATTTACCTTTAAATTTCATGGCTTAGTAACCTCTTTGTATTCTTTAAGTTGCTCATTTTCTTCTTTTAGTTTTTTATTTTCCTGGCGTAACTTCATATTCTCTTCTATTTTTTTTTCATACAAATTTAATATTATTTGATTGTCCTGGATCACTTCATCCTTTGATTTTTTCTTAACTGATTCATTGATTTTTTGACCCATTCTTTTTTAAAACCTAATTTAATTAAATGTTTTTCTGCTTTCTTATTTAAAGTTTCTGCAAAATCATTATGTTGTTTTATAAGTTTTTTTCTGCTATCCACCTGTTTAAATTATCGATACTAATTAAATATCTATTACCTATTTTTTGCATTGGTAATTGATGTTGTTTACGCAAACGCAAGATCCTGTTTTTTATTGCTTGTGTTGTAAGCAGCGGCGAATCACTGTAAATGACTTTCGCCACCGCTTTACTATCTAACAATCTAAATTTTGAAGTTAAAGTCATCTTCTTCCTTAGATTGTGGAGCTGGTCTATCCTTTTTGAACCCCACAGATTTTTCGTAACCACTTTCAAAATCTGTTATAGAAACACGCAACACTGTCTTTGCATTTTTATTTTGTGCTGCCCAAACATTTAAATGTACTTTTGTTCCAGCTTTAAATGTTACATCTTCTTTTATGGTAAATCCGCTTTTGTCTTTGTCATCAACTAAAGTTAAAGACTCACCCAGGGGATATTTTTTACCAGCTGATATATGTTTATCCATAGGTTCTTTCAGTTCTTTCCCTGGAAAAAGATATAAACTTAGTTCAGTCATTTTTTAAACTCCTTTACTTTTTTTTTCAAAGCCTCGACAATTTCCTTTTTGCTATCTCTTGCTAGGTCATCATACCACTCCGTAAAAGGTTGTTTTATTTGCTCTAATTGTTCTGGATCGGAAGCCTTGTCTATTTCGGCGAAGAAATATTGTACTTGTTCTACAAGTGTTTTAGACTTCCAATCCTTTGGTAAAGCACTAGAGCTGCTACTACTAGACTCATTCTTTGTAGTATTCGTGCTTTTTTTCTCAGTAGGTTCTTCCTCTACTGAAAACTCATCTTCATAAAAATCACCATGTAAACCAGCTAACTTTAATATAGCTCTACCCTTGGCCCTTTTTTCTGCCATAGCTACAGGATATTTATTAAAAGTATTATGTGGTGATGACTCTCCGTAAGTAATAACTTTTTGTTTATCTGTTTGTGCAACACATTTGATTACTGCAATTCTTTTTTCTGTATTAAGTTCAACAGGTTCAAGTGATTCAATATATACTTTTGCTTGTCTGCCTATCTCCTCAATATATTGAAACTTAAAAACCCATGTACCCTGACAGTTCCATACTGTTTTTTCTTTTGGTACATTAAAATTATATTTATTTAGTAAATTTAATGTCTGTGAATCTGGTGATTTAGCCATTATTTTTGTAACTCCAGGGAAACTTTAGTAATTATATCTCTTTGTAGTTTTGTGTATTTTGGCGGCTTACTTTGTCTTTGTTTACATTCTTTTTTTGTTTTTTCTTCTCTATCCATAAGCTGCCATTCTTCCTTTGTACAAATAACTTTTCCATATCCAATAAAATTTATACCCATATTTTTTGTATCTCCTCTTTTTCTTGTGTTGTAAAATTGTTCCAATAAAAACTGTTATTAAAATTAAGCTGCACTAATTTTGTTAGATCTTTTTTTGACTTACAAATTTTAAATAAGTTTTGTCTAACTTGCTGTGTTTGTCTTACATCTTCTATATATTTTTCAAGGCCATCTTTTGTAAGGTCATCACAATTTTCTTTTGTAAAAATAATATAACCCTCACCATCTTTAATAGGATTGCCAGTAACATAAATAATTACTGGTTCTTTTCCTGTTGCTTTTGCATAAAAGGATGTTTGTAAAAGATGATCATATGATGGTTTTTTTGGTAAAGAATTAGAAGCATATTGAAGTTCATTTGTTTTTTTACTTCTGCCTTTTTTTCTAAACCAAATTGTTTTGAATTCGTAAACATGGGATGACGATTGTATGTCTGTAAATCCAATTGATGTAATATCTATTCCTGGATATTGCCATTCAACTTGTTCTTCTGATGTAAGATCTTTTTGTTTTTCTACGCCAAACTCTTTAATACAATTAACAGCTCGTCTAATTGCTTTTGGTGTACGTTTTTTTACTTCTCCAAAATGCTCAAAATCATCACCAGAAAAGATTATTTGTTTTTCTTCGCAATATTCCTCAGCTGTCATTATAGCTTGTTCTACAGTCTGTTTTTCAAACAAATACGCACCAAGGCCATGCGCTGGTATTGTTACTTCTTTTTCTGTAGTAGGATGTATAAATGTTCTATTTTTATCACCTTGAACAGCATTACCACCCTCCATATTAGGTGCTGGTGGTCTTTTTCTACGATATTTTGCATCATTTAAAGCATAATTCCACACAAACCAATCTATTGGTTTTGTAAATTGTGATGGTGAGCTATGATCTAAGCCAAAATTTAAATAATATTCTGGAATAACGCTATCCATAGATAGCTATTAGCATTAAATCCTAATTGTCGTCAATAAGCTTGTGTAAAAAAACCAATATTAATCTATATCCCAATCAAATTCCTCTGATAAAGCTTTCATATTAATGGTACTAAGTAATATTGAACACCATTTTATCTTGGCATACCTAGTATTTGACGAATAATGACTCCAAAATTGATATTGTCCACATGATTTATCAAATGTGCCTAATTTACAACTAATTAACTCATCTTTTTCAGTACAAATTAATGCAAAATTACCTATTGCTCTTTCGTCTATAGCTTCATCTCTTTGGAATTGACTGTCGTATATTTCTAACATGGACTTATTGGGCCTTGAATGAAAAACACTAGTTTTATTTTTATTTCCTCTATCGAAAACACCAAACCATGTTGGCAAAATTGGTATTGATAAATTTACTTGTGGTCTTTCGATTTGATATATTTTAACAGGATAATCAGTAAAGTATTGGCCAATAACATTAAGAGATAGTTTAGGATACATCAGATCTTCCTCTGTAATATCTATTTCACTAAGACTAGCTATTCTTGCTGCCATTCTTTTTGTCATGGATGCCTTTCCTTTCAAAATTTTATTGAGATGTGTTTCATGTGTACCAATCTTTTCTGCTAACCATAGCTGAGTAAGACCCTGTTCATTGAGTGCATCCACTAATTTTTTCATAGGATTGACCATAATACATTTAGCTTTAAATCCTATTGTATAAAATAGCAAACATTATTTTTTATATTGTGCAAATTACCCAATAATGCTAATTGACTTAGCATATGACTCTAAATGATTGGTCAAAAGAAAATAATATTAAAACACTACATAATTTGGCGGTAAAGCTAGGTGTTGATGACACTACAAACCCAGCTAGATTAGTTCATACTTGGTTAAAAGGTATATCTATACCAAGTAAAAATAACATGAAAAAAATTATGGAAGCTACC